TCTCATTCACAGTTGCATTAACAATGATTCCGCTGGTGTAGCCCGTAATCGTGCAGGTCTTCCCGCCCACGCGAACCCGAACGCCAACGTGGTTTGCAACCCAGTAGTTGGAGCTGAGAGTAAGCGTAATCGCGCCCGTCGTTGCCGACGGAGTGATCGTGATCGCCTCATCGGCAAACTTGAAATAAGGCTCATAGACAGGGTAGCCGGAGCTGTGGGCCTCAAAGGCAAAGGCCGACCTGGCGAATGTCGTTGCGCTCGTCCTAGTAATCTTCTGGATCGGCATACCCTGATGCACAAGAAACATCGTGTCGCCGTACTGGGCATAGTCCAGTGTCTCGATTTGAGCCGCAGTCCAGGGACAGCCAGTAATGTTTGTGACCGCCGCGCCGTCCATGTCGTAGACATCCAGCCGCGCGTTGCTGAACGCAAACAGGTAGCGCTCATCCTGAGAGAAGACAAAGGGGATCAGGCGAGAGGTTGCGGGCAGGGTCGCCTTGTACTCAGTCCCCGGTCGGCGCATGAGACCGCCCTGATCGAGCAGGAGCCAGTTTCGGCAGACGGAAGCGCCATTGAAATAGCTTTCGAGATCAACTCGACCGGCCATGAAGGGGTCAAGCTCACCTCGAACAAAAGAGCTCTGAACGAGTTTCGTTCTAGCCATTAGTACCTCTGTGCGAGGAAGCGGTTTGTCGTAATCTTCTTGGAGGTTCTCTGCTGGCTGTCCTGAAGCTTCGCCATGCGAAGCGCTGTATCCGCACGGTTCTGCATCAAGACCGCAAGGTCGTTATCAGCGCGAAGCGCTGGAGCAAAAAAGGCCGCAAGCTGTAGCTGGGCTGCCGTTTTGAAGGCGGGGAGCCAGAGGCTCTCTGCCGGACGGTAGGTGTAATCAGCAACCAGCGTGTTGGACTCGTCATAGTCACAATAGATCTGACTGCCATAGACATCGAACTCGATGCGGTAGCCGTTCGAGGTAATCGCATGGAGCTGAAGGATTGTTTCGGTAGGAAGCTGCCAGGAGTCAGAGAAGCGCCCAGTAGGGGCTGCCGCTACATGGTTCAGGTTCGCCTGGGCTGTGGCAAAGGTCCAGCGAGAGGAACAAAGAAGCGTCTCGACAGTATCTTCATAGAGGCTCTCGGCAATTTCGGCCTCGGTCGTGCCGTCAGAAAAGGAGGAGATAGCCGCTCCGCCAATCATTGCCATTGCTGCTGAGGCAACGGCTGCATCTGTATCATTTACAGCCAAGAGAACCTCCTAAAATGAAATGGGGCGACCAGCCAAGTGCCTGAAGCAAGGCCAGCCGCCCCATGTCCAATCACGGCGGACGAGGACCGTGATCAGGTGCCGTTGATTGTCGTAACTGCCGTCGAGGAGACGGTCGCAACCACAATCGCGTCAACAGTCCGAGTGCCGCCGGTAGCACCAACAACGAGAATAACGTCGTTGGCTTTCAGACGATCATAGACACCGAGGAAGTAATCGGCAGCGATGATCGTCGCGATGGCATCGGTCGAGTGGTAGAAGTGGATTCCGTTCGCACCGCCATTGGCGACTTTGAACAGATTCGTTGCATCAAGAGCCATGTTCGGATCTCCTTATTCGTCGCAGAGGACTTCAACGACGGCTTCGTCGTCGATCATGACCGAGCCCTGGCTCATGCAGCTCATGATGAGATGCGAGACTTTCTCAGGGATATAGTCGATCATCGTGGTGATGTCCCTGCCGGATGCAAAGCCAACTCCCGAAGAATGATAGACGAAACACTTGCGATCCGAGGAGCCATCAACAGGCAGGCCCGAGAACGGGAACCAGTTAATACCCAGCCAGCGCTTGCCGACCAGACCTCGTGCAAGAGGAACGTCGCTGCCGACATAATCGGAGCTCACAAACTCCGTGATGTCCAGAAGCTCAGTCCACTGCTTGATGCCGACCACGCCGTAGCGGCGACCGTCATCAGGTACGTCATTGGTGCCCAGGGTTTCAAAGGCCGAGAAAGCCTTCGCCTTGGTCATGCCGGCACCGCCGAGAGCGACCGTATTCGAGGTCGTGTCGAGGATGTCGGTAATCAGCTCGTCAGTCTTGCGACCCAAAGCCCACGCACCGGACATAGCCAGAACCTGGCGCTCGTCGATGTTGGTCTTCAGCTCGTCGAGAACATCGCTGTAGTCAGAAGCAAAATAGTCCGTCAGCGTGCATTCCACGTTGGAATGGGTGACGTTCATGATTGCCACTTCAGCGTGACGCGCTTTCGTGGTTGCGGTGCCTTCGCCAGCCTTCTGGAAGGTCGTGGACTTGGCATTCGTGACCATCTTGTTACGGACGGTCGAGCGGAGCTTGGTGCCCTGACGCTGATACGCCATATGGACCTCGCTCTCGAACTGCTTGATAAAAGCAGTTGAAACGTCGATAGCCATTTTGGTACGCCTTTCGCGTTGAGAATTACCGTTTCCGGTTCTCCGCATTGCGAGAAAGGAGTTATTCCAAAAGGAGCTGCTTCTCGGCAGTCGGGCCGTTGAGTCTTGTCATAGCGAGCAAGACCAACAACCGCGACGCACATTATACTTAGATTACACGGGCTTATGTCCGTAGAGCTTCGCAAAGCCCGCCTCGACGCGCTTCACATAGGCCGCATCCCTCTTCATGGGATCGGCATATCGAGGATCATCCATCATGGACTCTAGTTCGTCCTGAGTGATCTGGCTCGATGTGGTTGTTCCCGTCATGCCGGGGGGCGGGCCAGAACCGTCCTGGCTCATTTCCATAAGCTTCTCTAGGGCTGTAACCCCATCGGCAGTTGTTGCGATACTCTGAATTGCCTCAAGCTCTCCCGCCTGAAAGGTGCGGGCAGCCCAGCGTCCGATAGCCTCGGTTCGCACTTTGCCAGTGTCGCCCAGCTTTGCCATCTCGGCCTGCGGATCGGGCTGAGACTTGAGAGATGCGTCGACATAACGAGTCAGAGCTTCGTTGAACTGTTTTGGGGACAACCCAAATTCATGCGCCTGCTCCTGCCAGAATGAGACGAGAGGATCGTCTGCCGGAATGTCGATGCCCATCTCCACATAGTCCTGCGGGAGCATGACCTCATAGTCGGTCGGCTTCTCTGGGCGAGCAGACAGGCGCTCCTGCTCCAGCTCGGCAGAGATCTTCCCGCGCATTTCCTCGTCACGCGAACGGAAGTTGCGCTCCAGTTCGCCGTAGCTCTTGAAGACCTGCTCCTCACGGACCTTGCCAGCTTCAGGATCCCAGAATTTCTCAGGGACGTATTCGGGGCGCTGCGCTGGAGCCGGGGCTTCGCCCTCTCCGCTTCCTTCGCCGCCCTCACCGCCGCCTTCACTGCCTTCGCCATCAACAAAACAAATGCCGGTGGAGCTGAGGTTCAGCTTTTCCAATACAAGCAGGTACGGATCGTTAATCTTCATTGGCTCATCCCTTTTTCGACAAGTTCGATGATCTCAGCCACAAGCTCACGTCGCCCTTCCATTCTCTGGAGAGCATCGGGGCCAGCTGTCAGTGGAATGGTGCGACCAGCAGTATCCTGGGCCAGTGATCCAAGGACAGCCTTGCCGTCGTCTGTGTTGAATAAACGAGCAAACAGTCTAGCCCTGTTACCGGCGACCTCTTTGTTTGCTGAGCTTTTGGCTAGTGATGCCCTTTTAACCCCAAGGCTGGGGGATCTTTCGAAAAGCACGGTTGCAGTTATCCTTACACGGGCTGCTGTGGTTGTCCCTGTTCAGCCTGCTGCTGAATAGCCTGCTGCATGGCTTGAGCCAGGGCTTCGCGAGCACTCTTAGGCCGAATGACGCCAGGGTCAAGCTTCAACTTGTCGGCATAGGTAACGGCATAGACCTCCTGGTCGATAAACAGGTTCGCAACCTGCGGGCCAAAGAGGTTCGTCATGGTCATTGCAAAACGCTCCATGTCCGTCAGGTCCTGCTCGATCTGGGCGCGGCTAAGAGGGGAATTTGGAACGATCTTGATCTCACGCCCGTTGACCGAGGGGATCTGGATTTCCCCACGTTTCTTCAGGATGTAGAGGACTCTTTGGATGACTGGCGTGACGAACTCGAATTGGAGGCGACCAAAAGCAGACCCGATTTGCCGCGCAAGTTCTGCCATCCGTTCAGAAACTTCTGTGGCGGACATCGGGGTTCCCTCGGGCGGGCCAAGGGTTTCGTTGTAGAGCGCTTTGCGGACATTCGACCTCATTTCATCAAGAATGAGCTGCGCAACATCAAGACGCCCCGGATTTTCCAGAGGCTCAAGCCCACGCGAACCAGAGGAGCGCGGGACAATTGTTCCGGGGAGAAGCTGGATTGTGTCAACATTCACAACGCTGTCGTCATCTGCCTGCCACATGCCCTGAATAGACATATCCGCGTTCTCAAGAATGAGCTGGATTGTCAGGTTCAGGACCTTGATGGCCGGAAGCGAGTTCAGCACAGGGCCGCGGCCATAGACCTCGCCGGAAGCTTTCGACCAACGGAATGGAATCCAGGGGCTGGAGCCAAATCCGCTGTAAGTCATTGAAAGGATTAGATCTTCTTCATCCTTGATAGCGATCCGGTACTCATAGGTAGGCTCGGTTTTCTTGCGATCCCGGCGCTCTTCCTCGATGACCGTGAATTTCATGTTCGGATCGGACTCGGTTTTCCGCTTTACCTCAGCCGAGACTTTCGCTTTGGGCCAAAGCTCCTCGATCTCCCAGAGCCGGAGCTTATGTGTCCTGTAAACGACATCAATCGTGCCTGTCGGGCCAATGTTGAGCGCGACGCGCGGCAGCGGGATGGCCGACCAAATGATGGGCTGATCAGCATTGCCTTCACGAGCCAGCAAAACGCCAGTCGAGACAGACAGGTCCATAAAGCTCTCATGAACCTCCTGGTTAAAGTTGCTGTTCTGGAGTGTGTCGAAGACCTTTTTTGTGATGGTCTTCAGCGCTTCATTGATTTCTTCGTGCTCTTCCTGGGGAACGTCAGAGCCTGCGGCAAGGTCGATCCACTGGGCATAGGTAGGCACGAGGCCAGCCTGAAGGCGGGACGCAAATTCCTGAACGCCAGTAACAGCGGTCTCATCAAAAATACGATCTGTGCGCGATTCGCCGGGGGTGCCTGCATCGAAAGTCTCTCGACCGGGCATGG